GGCCTGGCCTCTGAGGGAACAAGCCGGCCGATTGGGCCGGTGAGGTCGCTACGCATATTACGGCCATTGCGGCCTGCGCCTGCGCCTGCATCACTGGACTGCACGCCCCCAGCATGCGATAATGCACCGAAGACTGGCGGTGCGCCCCAGGTGTCCCTGCCCGACCAACTCCCCCCGCCACCGTGCAAGCCTTCCATCGAGGAGGTAATGGAACGGGGTGGCGGATGGAGATTGGCGCGGCGGTGTGCCTTGAGGTTCGCGCAAAGTTGGGGCAGCCCACAAGATCGCGCGCCAACCAGACGTTGGTTTCGCAGCGTTGTGCTGCGTGGCTAGAAGAACACGCACCACACCTGCGCAAGTGTTACTACCAGAACACACTTGCCATGGCTGTGGTGTTTGCCTTGACCCCAAGCAGGGACGAGGTATTGGCTGCGCGCTATCTGAATGACGCTGAAGTCGCTGACCGTGAGTACGCCGTTCACGGTCCAGCGACAATACCCATGTTCCGAGGGCGGTTAGGTGAGATCCTTTCCGTTCTCCCCTGGTTCCGTGTGCCCGCACGCCAGGATTTTTAAGTGGGCCAATGCGTGTAATGCCACGGGTCGTTCCCACGAAGGTGCCGATGTACCTTCGTGCCGCGGTATACAATGGCGTTGGCGCTACTAGCTTGAAGCCACTGAGAAGTGTGGCGCGCGAAGTAGCCAAGGAGCTGTATTTGTTACCACACCTTGCCACACACCTCGTCTTCACATCGTTCAAGGACACGGTTATTAACGCCGAGTGTGCTCTTTTGGAACGCGTGTTCTATCACGAGGTTCGACCCAACGTGTTCGAGGCGCCTGCCGTTCCATCCCAGGCGCAGATTGATGTCTGCACTCGTGCATTCTCCAAACAGCTTAAGTATAAAGTGCGGCCACTCACACCGGTGGGGTTGTTGGATTACCCAGCAACGGCATACCGGGGTCGGAGGCTCGCACTCTACACTAGGGCTGCGGAGAAGGTGCATCAGCGCGGGTCTCTTCGGTCCGACGCATACCTCTCGACATTTCTCAAACATGAGAAATTGCCGCTAGGCCCGAAGAGAGTGGTTCCGCGGGTTATACAGCCCCGTAAACCAGAGTATAACGTGTCAGTTGGGCGTTATCTCCATCAACTCGAGCATGAATTGTATCGGGACATTGACCAGGTGTTTGGTCACCCCACAGTTATGAAAGGTTACAATGCCTTCGAGCAGGGCGCCATGTTTGCCGAAGCCTGGGTACGTTACCGCGACCCTGTTGCTTTGGGACTAGACGCTTCTCGTTTCGACCAACATGTTAGTGTCCCCGTGTTAAAATGGGAACACCGTGTATATGATATGTACTACCACTCACGGGAATTGCGTGTGCTACTAGGCTGGCAACTAGGAAACACGGGCTTTCTGCGGTGCAGTGATGGTGGACTGAAATACACTGTTGGAGGCGGGCGCTGTAGTGGGGACATGAACACGGCCTGTGGCAATTGTCTCGTTATGTGCGCATTGGTCTATGGGTTGCTGACGAAGTTGAACTTGACAAGGAGCAATAGGTCACTTGTCCACCTCTTCAACAATGGTGATGATTGTGTCCTCATTGGTGAGAGGGCCGATATCCTCAGAGTTGAGGTTGAGGTGGCGAGTCACTTTGCCCTTGCTGGCTTCGTTATGAAGGTCGAGCCCATAGTGGATGTCCTGGAGAAGGTGTCCTTCTGTCAGACGCAGCCCGTGTATGACGGAGTTGGCTGGCGTATGGTTCGTGATATAAGGGTGAGTCTGTCAAAGGACGCCACCTTGTTGTCGCGGCGATACGCCGAACAGCCACTCCTGACGAACCAACTGTACGCAGTTGGCGAATGTGGCATGGCGCTGACGGGAGGCATCCCTGTTCTCCAAGAGTACTACAAGGCCATGCGTCGCGGTGGTGTTCAGGGACACGTGGATGAGCGGTTCCTTGATAGTGGGTTCTACAGGTTATCCAAGGGGTTGTCAGGCAAGGAGCGTGTTGTGGAAGACGCTACACGGGTGTCGTTTTGCCGCGCCTTTGGTATCGTGCCTGACCTCCAGGTGGAGCTAGAGCGCTACTACGCTGGGATCGATATGACCACCCTGGGACCTGTGCAGGACCAGGAGTGTCCACGTGTCGTGATTGAATAATGGGGTTGTGGTGGTAATTGCCCAAAACGGTGGCCGTTCGCGGTCTTAATAGTTCCGTACTAACCAAAATGTCGAGAGACTGCACGGCGCATCCCTTGCGGTTCACCACAATGTACAGTCCCTGTGCTGCCAGGTATCCCATAAATGCAGAAGAATAATAATAATAAGTCTATGAAGAAGAGATCGTCCGGTAAGAAAAGTGCTGGACAGTTGGTCACAAATAGGCAGGGTGTCCCAGCTGCGACATCCGACAAG